CGCGTCCACCACTTCGACCGACGTGTCGGTGTTCAGCAGCATCGTGCGTTGCCCGTCGAGCGGCGCGAGGTTGTTATTCATCCGCTGGCGAGCCTGCAGGAACGGACGCAGCGCATTCAGCGGTGCCGTCGGCGTTCCTACCTGCGACCACACGTTCTTGTAGACCGACAGCGCGTCATTCTCGATATACGAGGCCAGTTGAGCCATCGCCGGTTCGATGAACCGCTTCGAGAAATCGTCGATCTGCATCGTCAACTCGAACGACGAGAACGACATGTCAACGTGGCGCTGGTTGGTGACGGTCAACGGCACGAACGATTCGGTCGAGTCCTGAATCGAGAGGTTCGGGCCGCTCGACACCGTATAGCGCGGCGGCTTGCGGATATTGAGGGTTGCGCCGATCTTGCCGCCGGACTGCGCGAAGCGGTCGTCATATTGACGGTTGACGCGCTTCACGAAATTCAGCTTCGCGTGCAGCACACGCAAAGCCTCGCGGGTGATCATCTGGGGTGTGAGAAGGGTATTTGCCACGGTAGCTCCGATCTATCAGGGTCTGCTACGCGCCCCGCACCTGAGCCTCACGCTTGGCCATCCACGTTTTGATGTCGTCCTTGTCCGACGGCGCGGCCGAAGCCACGTTTCGGGTGCCGACATGTGACGGGGGCGGCGGCGCTTTGCTCACTGCGGGCTGCGTCGCGGGTTGTGTGCTCAAGCGGGCTTCAAGGCGCCCGATTTCGCGTGCTTGTTGCGTCGGATTCAGGAGGAGGATGCGAGCGGCTTCGTCGGGGTTGTCCCCGAGGTGCTTCATCAGCTTGTGCGGCTCGTCCGATTCGACGATGGCCTTGGCGAAATCGGTGAACTCGCCCTTTTCATCGACGATGGCCTGCAATGACCCAAGCGTTTTCACGGCCTTGTCGAAGTCGGCGCCGAATTCCTTCGAGCCGTTGTCGACCAACGCTGTGCACTTGGCATCGAACTCACGCTTCACGACGAGCGCGTCGGCCCGCTGATTGGCAATCCGATCGATGTCTTCAGGACGAACCTGCGTCGGCTGCCCGTTGTCGTCAGTTTTCGGCGTCCGCAATGCGGCGAGTTCGCGCTCGGCTGCATCGGCCCGCGCACGCTCGCGATTGACTTCCTCGTGACGCTTGCGGGTGATTTCATCGATACGACGCTGTACGTTGTCGACTTTCGGCTTTGCTGCTTCGCGTGCTGCGGCTTCCTGCGCTTCCCTTTCCTCTGCGGTCTGCGAGCCGGCCTCGTTCTCGCCCGTCTGATCGGCCTGTTGCGTCACACCCTGTTGCTGATCCAGCTCGGCGGTGTTCCCCGTTTCAAGTTGCTGATCCATTTAATGCTCTCCTCGAAAGGCACCCGGATACCGTCCGGTGCGGACAACAAAAAAGCCCCTTGCGGGGCTTCTCTGGAATTCGGTGGTGGTGATGGGATTACGCACTCGGTGCTCCCATCTGCATTGGCTGCGGCGGGGCCTGCGGTGGCATCTGTGCGGGCATCGCGGATAGCCCAGGCTGTTGCGCATCTGGATCGACCGGCAACACGGAGCGCAATGCATCGACCGCTAGGTGTGCATCGAGCACGCGCTGCGCCTCAGGCGGCAGACGTTCAACAAGCGCTTCGATGCGATCCGTGACGGCCTTGTATTTGTCGATCGCGATCTTGTCGGACTCGAACTGGTTCTTCTCGCTGGCGTCGGTGAGTTGCTTGAGCGCTTGCTGGAGATGCTGCGTAAGCTCGCCGATCTGCTGTTTCTGCTGCTGCATCTGCGACATGACCTGCGGCGGGATGTCGGTTGTGTCGGCCTCGACGACCGCGGGCAGTAGCGTGGCCTTCAGGCGCTTCGACATCTCCTCGGCGCCCGGCCAGTCCATGTTCTTCACCAGCAGATCGCCAATCACGTGCCAAAGCTCAGGATTGGCCTGCGTCATCTGCTGCATGGCCTCACCGGCCTCCTGGCGCTTCGTCGAGAATGATGGGCCGGTCGACACGACAACGTCGTATTTGCCCACGCCAGGGTTATAGATGCGCGCGATTTCCTGCTTCGTTTCGTCGTGGTAGTGCTTCACGACGGCCTCTTTCTGCGTCGGATCGATCGCAGCCATATCGGTATCGCCGTCTTCGCCGAGGATGCGCACGATGCGCTTGGTGTCGTAAATCTTCGGAATCAGGTCGACGATGATCTTGCCGACGAAGCGAATCGCGCGGGAGAGGTTGTCGACGAAATGGAAGGTGCTGATGTCGCTCTGGTGGTCGCGGCGCTGGATGGCAATACCGCTCGTTTCGTTGCCCTGTGCGCCGAGCGATGCGTCGTATTGGCCGGTGGCGGACTTGATATCGTCGGCCGCGCCCATCTTGGCTTGCATGATGCCGGCCGAAGGCATCGGGGGCGCTACACGCTGCGGCGGCGGAAACGGCCGCTCACCATTCATCGTGTCGACGACCGGGTTGTATTCGAGATAGGCCTTGTTCGTCGTGTTGGCGGTGCGCCAGTCGGTTTCGAAGCCTTCGAACTGGCCGGCAGCGCCAATGAATGGCGCTTTCGGCGCCAGAGCCAGCATTTCGACTTCCTGCGATGCCCAATAGTTGTACATGCGCTGGGCGTCTTTCGCATTGCGCACGAGGCCGCTCACTTCGAGCTTGCCCTCGATGTCGAACTCATTGCCGACGGCGCGCGCGATCGGGATAAAGGCGCCGGCCCATTCCGTTTCTTCGAGGATCTGATGCCCGCAAATCTTGCGGAACATCACGCGTTTCTTCATCACCTTGCGCGTCTTGATCGGCTGCTCGGCCGCCGTGACCCCCTTGGCCAGCGCATCCTCACCGTCGGTCGTGGTCGCGCCATTTCCCCACAGCTTGAGCGTCGCCTCGACGCGCTCAACGCGCCACCATTCGGCAATGCGGATCTGATCGGCGGTGTACCAGTGCTTCGCATCGCCAACGCCTAGGCCTTCCCAGCTCACCGGCTCAAATTTCGGGTATTCGAGCTTGAAATCGGCGCGGTCCATCATTTCCGTCACGAAACAGAACTTTGCGTCGGAGCCGTCAGGTTGCGTGATGTCCGGGTCCATGTAGACCGTGAACGGATTGCGGATGCGCTTGATGAAAATGTCCTGATCGAACGAATTTTCATCGGTGTAATCCGTCGTCACCTGGATGTAGCCGACGCCGGCGACTGTGGCGTTATCCGCCGCGGTGTCGTATGCGATGTCCGCGTTCGACTGGTACTCGATGTGCCGGATGACGCCACTGAGCATTTCCGCGACGTCGACGTCGCCGTTGCTGTCGACCGGGATGCACTTGATCGCCGGCCGGTTCTGGCGGATGTCGTTCGTGACCTGATTGACGTGCTGCGGAATCTTGTTGATCGTCAGGCAGGGCCGCTGGCCGGATGCATCGGCCTCACGCTGATTGAGTACCTTCTGCGGCCACTGGTACTTGTTGTCCGGCGAGCCCGCGCGGAAGCGCATGTCGTCGACCATAACCTCGCGATTGTCCGACTCGGCCTCGACGACGCGATCGAACTGGCGCAGCGCGAGCGCAAGCTGCTCTTTGTCGTTCGTCGGCTGCTTGATATCGGGATCGGTCGTGGTGTCGCTCATGCGCCCATCCATCCGCCGGCAACCGGCATATGCGTTTGTGGTTCGGCCGGCTTCGGCACGCGCTTGATGCGTGCGCCCATGCGCTCGACGGCCTGACACGCATAGCGCCACATGTCAGCGCCATGGCTGAATTCGTCATGCAATGGGGACATCGGCTCACCGGTCTTCTTGTCGACGATGCGGCGATAGCGCTTCAGGCATTCGAGAAGGCGCGCGCATTTCGTCGAATCGAAGAACGTGCGCGGGAAGACAGTGCGCGCGGCCCGGATTCCTTCCTCGATGCTGGCGATCGGAAGGATTTCGACGGTGCGGCCCATGCTGCGCAGGATTTCTTCGGTCGATTTTCCGGTCTTGAAGTCGCGCGATGCGCCGTCGTGCGGAATGAAATCCTTGCCCCATCGGTAAGGGAGCTTTTCAAGCTCGCGCACATACCAATCAAGGGTTTTATGGCTGTCTTCGATGTAGCCGATGCATCGCAACTCGGAGCCGGACCGCTGAAACAACCCGATGGTCATGGAATCGTTCCAACCCAAGTCCCATACCGTATCTACGACCAGAATCGGGTCGTATGGAACAGCGCGCGCGCGGCCATCGCGGTAAAGTGCCTCGACTTCCTGTGCGTAGATGGCACCCGCCGCGACGCGCATCGGCTCGCCTTCCCAGATGTTCGCGTAGTTGTCGGGATCGCGTTCGAGCGTGTCGAGTCGTTCCTGATTCAGCACCGCAGGGAACCATGGGTTATCGCGCCAGTTGACCTGACGCACCCATGAATCGGTCGGCGGATGCACGACGAGACGCTGATAAGTCTCATCGGTTTCCAGATGCGGATTCAGCGTCGAGATGATCTCGGACTCGGGCTTCCGAATGGTCGGCGCCAGTACGTCCCAAGAACGCTTCGTCACGCCCTGGGCCTCTTCGACCCATGCTCGATCCAGACCTTCGAACGACTTGATCGATTCGACAGTGTGCTGGGCAAGGCCCGAGAAAACGAACTTGGAGCCATTCGGATTGGTGATTTCGTTTTGCGTGATGGCATATCGGCCGCCGAGATTCAGTTTCTCGATCTGATCGCACAACAACTGATGGACCGACTCCTTGATCGACGACTGGATTTCACGGAAGCAGCCGGTGCGGACCGCCCGTTGCGCACCGTCGATCAACAGCCAGCGCGCGACAGTCCATGATTTCGCGGAGCCACGGCCACCGTGCATGGTCTTGTAGCGGTGATGCTCGAACAGACCTTCGGACCATTCAGGCAGTTCGAAGGTGCTCATGCAGGGACCGCCTCAGGCTCGTCATCATCACGTTTTGGCGACTTCACGAACGTGATCGTCATGTTCGATTCAATCGGTCCGCCGCCGGCGCCCGTGAGTTCATTCGTCATGCGGTCGCCGTATTTCTTCGGGTTCATGCGAGCGAGAACCCATTTGCGCGCGTCGACCTGCACGCGCGTCTTGGCCGGGTCACGCCCGCTGTCGGCGATCTCGATGACTTCCTCGAAAAGTCGCTCCTCGCGGTCCCTAATGGCTTGCTCGTACGCCGCGCGCACGGTGGGATATTTCTCAACCCACCGCAGGAAGGTCTTTTTGTTTGGTGCCCATGCGTTTTTGCAAACGGCAGTGAGGCTTTTGGGCGATGCGATGGCGTCGCACACCTTTTCGACCATTTCCTCGGAGTACTCGACGCGCGGCTTAGCCATGGCTTACAGCGTCGCCCGAATCTTGCCGATCAACTCGCGCGCGTAGGTCGCGAACGGGTTGGTTTTCAGCTCATCTTCGAGCACGTCGAGCCAGGTATGTGCCGGATGGCGAGCGACCGTCTCATCGCCGAGCGCCGCGGCGTCGGTATCGCCAGAAGCATCCGTTGCAGTACCGCTTGTGGAAGGCACGGATTGGCCGGCCGCACCCGAGACAGGGGCGTTTGGGACGAGCGGCGCGCCTTCAGCAGGCAATTC